CGGGCAACCTGCAGCGTTCGACGCTGGCCCGGCTGGCGAATGCTGGGGAGCTTGAGGCTGCATGCAATGAGTTGTCCCGCTGGGTGTATGCCGGTGGTGAGCGGTTGCGCGGGCTGGCAAGACGCCGCGCCGTTGAGCGTGATGTGTGTTTAGAGGGGGTGCGGGATGATGAGCAGGCTGCTAACGAAGCTGATTCCGTGGGCGCTGGTGATAGCGCTGGTCGCTGGCATTGGTTTGATGTGGCGACTCAGTGGGTTACAGGCTGAGTTAGAGCAGGCCCAGCAGCAGCACGCGAAAGCGCAAGCCGCGCTTGATGTGACCGCCGCGACGTTGGCGGTGCAGGTAGAGCGTAACCGCGTGTTGGTTGAGGCGTTGGACGTGCGCGAACGTGAATTAAACGACGGCGCGCAGCGCATCGACCGACTGCGCGCCCAGGCCGAAGCCTTGGGGGTGAACGATGCGGATTCAGATTCTGGGGCGTGGGCTGGCCAGCCTGTGCCTATCGGCGTTGCTGATTGGGTGCGCCGCCTCACCCGCCCCGACACCAGCGGAGCCAACACCCCAAGCGCTGCCGTGGTTCCTGACTGACCCACGCCCCGCACCTGTTCGAGAGATCCACACTAACCGCGACCTGCTGCAGCTGCTAGCCGACTACGAAGCCCTGCGCATCCGCTTCAACGCCGACCGCCGCGCCGTGGCGCTGATCTTCCGCAACCGGCAGGCTGAATAATGCACCAACACGGTGCAAAAAACGCGGGTCCTTCTCAGCAAGTAATGCCCAGACCACGGGGGCAGGCAGTCGCGGATTTCGGGAAATTTTCGGGTTTTCAGGATGTACCACCGCAGGTGGGGTTAATCCCGCGTGGTTGCTCAGCGCGTTAACTGTGCAAGTTGTACATCGAGCAGCTTGTTTTTAATCGAATCATGTACAGCTGAGCGGGGGTTATCAGCGCCGCAAGAGGTGGGCATCTATGGGTGAAGTGGTCGAGAGCAAAGATGCCTATAACTGGTCGGTGAGCAGGATTGGTCAAGCGTTCGGATTAGACCGCCGCACGGTGGCTAAACGGTTGCAAGAGAGCGGCGTCATGCCCGCCGGGACGCGTCGAGGAAACCCCACGTATGCACTTTCAGACGTTGGCCCGGCGCTGTTCGGAGAAAAGACGCCGGTAGCGGGCGGGCTGGATTTAGACCAGTTCCCCGATGCGCGTAAGGCTTGGTATCAGTCGGAAAACGAGCGCCTTAAATTTGAGGTGGCCATAAAGCAGCTGATACCGGCGCATGAGTTTGCCCGCGAGTTAAGCACCCTGGCCAAGACGGTGGCGGCGGGCCTGGATTCATTGCCCGACGCGTTGGAGCGTGACGCCGGGCTAGACCCTGACGCCATCGAGCGCGTTCAGCACGTGATCGACGCGTTACGCGAGCAGATGTACCAAGCGGCAACGGCGGATATGGAGAGCCCAGACAATGGCTAACACCGCTAACGCTGCCGCCATTCGCCATGACATAGCCACGCTGTTACGCCCGCCGCGCCGGGTGCGTGTGAGCGAGGCGGTGGCCGAGTCGATGTATGTCGTACACGGCAACGGCACCAAAACGCTTTGGAAGCCCGACAAAACCCCCTACATGATTGAGCCCATGGACTGCATGGGTTCCCGCAAATACGACGCGGTGATTTTTGTAGGCCCGGCGCGAACAGGTAAAACCATCGGCTTAGTCGATGGATTCATTTGCTACAAGATCATTAACGATCCCGGTGATGGGCTGGTCGTGCAAATTACCGAGGCCAAAGCAGCGGAGTACAGCAAAAAGCGCTTGCGCCGTAGCTTCAACGCCTCGCCCGAAATTACCAAGCGGTTAAGCCCGCGCGGCCACGACAACAACGTTCACGACATCATTTTTCGCGCTGGCAACATGTTGGCGATTAAGCACCCGTCGAAGAACGTCTTTGCATCGTCTGATTACCAATTTGTACTACTGACCGACTACGACCGCATGACGGAAAACGTAGGCGGTGAGGGTTCCGGTTGGGTGCTGGCGAGCAAACGTACCCAAACGTTCGGCAGTACCGGCATGACGCTGGTGGAGAGTTCGCCCGGCAGGCCGGTGCTCGATGCCGACTGGCAGCAGCCCGACGACGAGCCGCACCGGGCACCGCCCACCACCGGCATACTGGATCTTTACAACCAAGGCGACCGCCGCCGCTTGTACTGGCAGTGTCCAGAAAGCGCCTGCCGCCGCTGGTTTCAGCCGATTCAAGAGAATTTCAGCATGGAAAGCGGGTGTGTGTTCTGCCCGCACTGTGGCGCTGAGGTCGACCAGCGAGTTAAGCGCGAACTTAACCAGCGTGGCCGCTGGGTGCCCGAGGGCTGCGAGTTGACGTTAGACGGCGAGCTGCTAGGCACCCCGCGTGAAACGCGCATCGCGTCCTTCTGGATGGAAGGCCCGGCGGCATCGGATCAAACATGGCAATCGCTGGTGAGCAAGCTGCGCGCCGCCGAAGAGACATTCCAAGCCACCGGCAACCAAAAGGATTTGCAGTCAGTCACCAACGTCGATTGGGGCCGCCCCTACGTGAACCGCACGCCGGGGGAGAAGCGCTCAGGCCAACGCCTGAAAGACCGGGGCGAAGCCTACCAGCATCGCACCGTGCCCCACGGTGTGCGCTTTCTCACGGCAGCGGTAGACGTGCAGGGCGGCAAGAATCGCCGGTTCGTGGTGCAGGTGCATGGCTGGGGGCCGAACCGCGAAACGTGGTTAGTGGACCGCTTCAACATCAAAGAGGATCGCGGCCCCGACGGTGACCAGCCACCCCGGCAGATTAACCCCATGACGCAGCCCGAGGATTGGGATTTGCTGACCCGCGACGTGCTAAAGCGCACCTACAAGCTAGGCGATGGCAGCGGGCGGCGTATGCCGATTCTCGCTATGGGCGTAGATACCGGCGGGGAGGGGAAAGGCACCGAAAGCGTGACCTCGCAGGCGTATGAATATCACCGCCGGTTAAGAGCCGGGGGCGATGGCCTACAAGGCCGTGTGTACCTGCTGAAAGGTGGCAGTAGCAAAACCAATAGCCGCATCCGTAAAACCGAGCCCGACAACACCAAGCGCAAAAGCCGCAGTAGTGGGGCGCGGGGCGATGTGCCGTTGTACCTGTTGGGCACCGATCTGTTGAAAGACACCGTAGCGGCGATGATCGACCGCGAGCAGCCCGGCGCGGGCTACATGCACACCCCTGATTGGTTGGGCATGTGGTGGTTTGACGAGCTGACCTACGAAGTACGCGACCCCGCCACCGGCAAATGGGCGCGCCCTGGCAGCAAGCCAAACGAAGCGTTCGACCTGTTCGTTTACAACCTCGCCATTTTCATTCTGCTGGGGGGCGAGAAGATCAACTGGCAAGCCCCGCCCACGTGGGCCGACCACTGGGATGCCAACCTGCTGCTAAGCGAGCCCACCACGGGCACCGAAGCAAGCCAACCACCACCCCAGGCACAGCCCGCGCCCCCAGCGCGCCGCCGCCGTCGCGTTGTTAAGCCCCGAATTTAGGAGGCCCACCCATGGCCAACACTCCCGAACAGCTGGCCGAGGTTCGCCAAGCCATCGTAGACCTGGCAACGGGTAAGCGCGTCGTATCCATTAACCAGAATGGGCGGCAAGTGCAGTTTGCCCAGGCCGACTTGCCCGCGCTGCAGTCGCTGGAAAATCAAATAGCCGAACGCCTGCAGGCGCTCAGCAAGCGCCGCCGTAGCCGTACCCGCCTAGTGATGACCAACAAGGGGCTTTGACATGATCGCCAATAAGCCCCGAATCCGTATGACCGTGAGGGACGGGCGGCAAGTGCCTGTGCGCGCCTACTACGAGGGCGGCAGCACCCGCCGCCGTATGGCAGGTAAAGGAACGATGGTTACCGGCCCCAACGGGCCTATTGAAAACTCGCTGCCCATCCTGCAGGCCCGCAGCCACTACGCCATTAGAAACAACGCCTACGCCGCCAGTGCGAAAGAGAAATACGTCTCCAATTTGGTAGGCACCGGCATTAAGCCCCAATGGGGCAACCTGGTCATCCAAGCGCTTTGGGATCAGTGGGTCGAAGAGAGCGACGCGGACGGCGTAGACAACTTCTACGGCCAGCAGGCGTTGGCCGCTGGCGCGCAGTTTGAAGCCGGGGAGGTGCTGGGGCGCTTCCGCTACCGGCGCACAAGCGACGGCCTAAGCGTGCCCCTGCAGCTGCAGGTGGTGGAGTCCGAACACCTCGACCCCGCCTACTCACAAGCCTTTGGCGGTCGAACGATCAAAATGGGTATCGAGTTTAACGGCATCGGCCAGCGAACCGCTTACCACCTATGGCGCTATCACCCCAACGAACAGCTCACCGCCGCGTATAACGAACGGGTCCCGGTGCCAGCGGATAACGTCATTCACATGTACCGCCGCACTCGGCCCGGCCAGCTGCGCGGGGTGCCCGAGCTAACCAGCGTCATCGTGCGGCTGTACGAAATTGACGAAATGCAGGACGCCACGCTAGCCCGGCAAAAGCTGGCGCAGCTGTTCGGCGCGTTCGTCAAACGCAAGACGAACCAAGACCCCGAAGAGGAAGGCCCATCGTTTGGGGCGCTGGTAAAAACGCCCGGCGAAGTGGAGCCGTTAGAAGAGTTCACCCCCGGCGGCATCCATTACATGGAGGATGACGAAGAAGTCACGTTCTCAACGCCGCCGGATATTCAGGGCCAGTACACCGAGTGGTTGCGTACCGAGCTGTTAGCGGTGGGCGCGGGCGCGGGGCTGACCTACGAACAGATGACCGGCGACCTCAAAGGCGTCAACTACAGCTCGATACGGGCCGGGCTTTTAGAGTTCCGTCGCCGCGCTGAAATGCTGCAAGCCTCGCTGATGGTTCACCAGTGGTGCCGCCGGGTGGCGGCCAAGTGGCTTGATGTGGCCGTGACCAGCGGGGCGCTGCTCATTCCCGGTTACTGGCAACGGCGCAAGGAGCTGCTGGCCATCGACTGGATCGCGCCGAAGTGGAGCTGGGTAGACCCGCTGAAAGAAGTCAGCGCCGACCTACTGGAAGTGCGCGCCGGTTTTGCCCCGCGCAGCGAGAAAGCGGGGGAACGCGGCTGGTCGCTCGACCTGCTGGATGCCGAGAGTGCCCATGGCAACCAAAGCGCCGACCGCCACGGGCTGGCGCTGGATTCAGACCCGCGCATCACCGCCAAAAACGGGGCACTGCAGAAAGCGCTCGAAGCCCTGGCCACCACCGACGAAGACAACGAGGACGACTAACCATGCCTTGGTTTACAGC